GGCCATCTTAGCTATTAAATTTTTAATCTAAGACCAATATGAATGTATAAAACCGACGCTAATCGACTGATATATTAGACACATAAGAATTTGTATAAGGCACGAAACAGAGAAAGAAAACTAACGCATTTATGAACCAAACATAACTTTTCCTAATCACTAACTTATACTATAGGTGCAGGGGCTCTTAGGCACGCGACATCTAGTCCAACGGACATCTGCACCTCTCATTCCCGGGGAATATTAATTCTCGCAACCGCATTATGCACGGTTTTGTCCTTCGCCGGACATCGGGAACGCCGCACTAGCTGTGCACTCAAAAGATTGACTTGCTCTCAGAACAAAGCGAGTGCTGTGACTACCATAACTGGACAACCAATAAAGTAGCCATAAGACAAATCTTCTCCTGCTGCAACATGCAAAAACCAGTCACCCTCTGGCTTCTCAAAAACTAACAGGTGATAGACTTGTTGTAAATCCGTGTGATTTTCTGTATCTCCCACTATTGCACAAGAATTTCTATTATAGTATGGAATTTCCACCTTACACATTCCTTCTATAATAGGAAAATTGACAACATAAGAAGCATTCAACCTTCTAGGATCCTCAACCAAGGATGACTGTCCTGGAAGAAAATAAAAGAAAGGATTCTTGCTAGATACAGATTGTGCGGAATGAAAATAATACCTCATTCCTCCTGACTGATACCTAAAAGCAGACGCATAAAAATCTTTGTACGGTACCGATGGTTGTGATGTACTATGAACTGGTAACAAGGGACGAACAACAATCCAAGTGATTCCCTTTATAACTACTTCTTCAAACTCCACTACAGGATGCGCTCTCTTAATCAAACAACGAAGTGATTTCACATCCTCCCCGATTGTAACATTGATTGCCGGCATAACATTTTGCTCACCAGAAGCAAGTGAAGGCTGATCCAATCCTGCAATACACTCAGTTCTATCCAAAGGTCCAGGATTCAACTCTACGTCACCACTCACCAGCAACCGCTGTCGCTGAGTAACATCAGCACGAGGTGGTACCAAAGGCCTCAAAGTAAAGGCTCTATTTGTATAAAAGAAGAAAGTGGTGCCCGACGCAAAAGCATTATAATATGGCTTTTTAATCAGCATAATCATATTCCAAGGAGGAGTTCCTCCTGTTGGAGCTGACAACACCTGCAATTCAGTCACAGTATACTGCTCACCTCCTGGCACCCAAACCTTAGTCGGGGCATCAAAAAGAGTGATATCAGCGTCAGTTGTTTGTTGTCCCTCAGGATGAATACTAGCCGTTTGAGGTGGTAACGAAGCTCCCGAATGTTCACCTACAAACGTTGCAACCACCGGAGCCGTTCCCTCCACCTGTGGACAAGTGACATCATAACGCCATATCAAATCCAACAAGGAAATAGTCGAGGGAATGGCTTGCACAATGGCTCCCGAAATGTTAACTGTTGGTGTGTGAGGAACAGAAACCTGAAAATCCTTCGCGGCATACTTAAATACCAAAAACTCCACCGATTGGGCAACAGTAGAAGGACACACCAACTTATTCAACAAATAAACAGCAATCCTGCCATTTATACTCCTATAACCCGGATTTGTAGTTGCCAGCCACTCAAGATTTTGAATGAAAGGCACGCTAAAGCCGAACGACATTCTCTCCTGCTCCAAATCCACATTAAGGGAGAAGTTTTTTGCCATCAGCTCAGAATACTGGGCAGGCATTGCATCATCCGAATTTTCCCAAACCACTACCACTCGAAGAGAGTGAAAAGTAGTTTTTACGCATTCAAACCAATAATTTATGCCACCTCGCCACCAAACAAAAGATGTTGCTGCCAAACTAATTGAAGACATAGTAAACTTATCTCCAATTGAAACAAACTCACCTGTATGAATAGCATCCATCGGTGTGACTGGCACTGTAAATAACAAAGACTTCTGCGCCGTTGAAGTTGTTACCGTAAACATATTTATAAGGGATGGTGTTCTCGCCACTGAAGAAATGGCCATCTCATCCATTTGTGAACCATACACCTGCCTATCTATGGCTAACTTATTCGACACACTCAACGCCATTTGATGATGGGTATTCGGATAATCGGCATTATTAATACCCTTGGCTATTGACGGAAAAGTCAAAGTCTGAACCGAATTATTATCCGGACTTGACCAACCAAACATAGAAGCAACTGAAGCAGCCAAATGAGCAACAGTGCTGCCAACAGCAGCAACAGTGCCAATAACTGGAACATCCGAAAGAGCAGCACCAATAGAACCTACTGTATTCAACACGGATGACAACGGTCCACCTCCCTGTGCTGCATTTTGTTCATCTCCAACTCCTTCACTTCTGTGAGTTCTTCGATACTCCTCCGTAAAATCTCTCTCCAACTGTGAGATCTTCCTAGCAATGTCATCACTCATCAAACTCCTTGCCTGTTTCAGCTGCTTCATAAGCACAGTAGGTGCAGTATAAATAGGCTTCATTGTTGGCATCGATAGCTGAACATTCTCCATCCAAGCAAATATCGAAACATTGATGGGATCCCCTCCTCCTTTTAACTGTGAGGCAACTCTCACATGAACTGTTAAATAGTCGGGAGCACCATCAATTAAGTTATATGCAGTATTAGGATAAACCTGCTTGCCTACAACTTCAAAAACATTGCCAACAGCAATACTCACCAAACCACCTGGCAACTGAGAACCTGCAAAGACATTTGATAATTGAGAATTGTATACTGGATTAGGCGATTCAACCGGCATATTCCACATCCATAATGCACCACACTGCATCTTTTGAGGGTTAACCAACAAACGGACGTGAATATCTGCCTTCAAATAGCGAAATCCAGACAACTTTTGTGAATACATCACATCGCTCAACAACTCCCTAGGAAAAACCAAAGCAGCAACTTCATCTCCCACTGCCATTGCTTCAGTCCATGTCGCAGTTTTGACCAAAACGGGTCGAGCAAGAAAATCTAACAAATCATGTGACCTATTTTCCTGCGAAGCTCCCTCCGGTTGAGAAACCAAGAGAGGACGATTTGCTACTTCCGTAACCACTTCATCAGCCATCGTCATCACCTGTTTCTCCTCTACCACATTCTGTCTATCTTCAATAAAAGTATCCATATTTTATTTTAGCTATTCCTCCGAAGAGTTTCGCTCATTACATTTGAAAACACGCCATATCAATACGGGTAAATGGCCTTGCTTACCTATATCCAATTTTACTTATAGTGGTCGGACCTTCCTACTATAGTATATACTAACGACTATTTCTAGCCTCTAACTCCTCACGGTATATAAGCGCTTGAGACAATTGAACTTTTAAAACTTAAATGCACCAAACAATTCAGAAGTAACATACTTCCGATACATTGTTCGATACGGATCATAACGAATATAAATATCCTTTTGATCACACGCCAATAAATACTGGGAACAAAAGAGTTCATACTTTTGTTCTCCATGCAGAACCATTTCTCTCATTGCTGTTTCTACATTTTGTTGTGTCTCTTTTAACTCACTCATAAAAGCAGACTTTCTAATCCAATTCGGTATCTCTCTGATGGTTGACTCTCGTAGGGCCAAAACCCACATCCCAGAGAGTGGAGTAAAAACAGGAACGCGTTTCAAAATTTCAAATGATTCTCGTGGCACAAATGGCTGTGTTACTGCAGTCTTCTCACCTGTTGTCACAGTATGACCTAGAAAAGAGAAAACTACTGCCAATATTTGCATATTAAACAACTCAGTTAAAATTTTGGCTACACTAGCCATAAAGTCATCTCCATAATAACCAGCCTCAACCATATCATAAAATAGGTCTGGGCTCTCGAGGCACTCCGGTGGAACAATGTTGCGAATACTCTCCAGAACTAAACGCAACAATTTTGACATAACTCCGATAACATCTGACCTACGCACTTCAAACTGAACGAAATACGCAATAACACTTAGAACCATGTTGTACAAAGTGTTTAACACCGCAGTTAAGGGATGTCCGGAACCTAACGAATGCGACAAACGCACAACAAAATTCCTGACTATAATAACTAAGTTCAACAAACTAGTTATTAACATCTCCCTAACCATTTCATCCTCAAGTGAAACATCTCCCCACTTCTTATACCACTTACAAATTGCTTCAAGTATCAGGGCCAACAAATATGTATTTTCATCAGCGTCAAAGCGCTTGAAATCCATACATATAAAGGCATCATTGGACAACATCCTAGTAATCCACTGATGTATTACTGCTCCTGTTGCTTTTGTTCCAACCAAACTCTGATTTCGACCGACATTTGAGACAAACCAATCAACAAAACCTCCAAACTGTTGTTTACACAAAACTACCTCCTCCAACTTATAAGCCGTAAAAACTCGAGGGCTATCAATCTTTGCAATTTCTTTCAACTCATCCTTAACAGTTGCAATTGCTGGTAAAAAAGGCAACTTTGACTCCATCGCCAAACTCCTACACTCCTGTAGAGCAGTTGTTAACTCCGGTGACAAACCATCATCCAAAATAAGCTTTCGTTTTCCAGACCCTTTCTCCCATCCATAACCTGGGCTTGTATTTCTTGGAATAGCTCTTATATGAGTTGCAGGTATACCATACACTGCTTCCATCAACGACAAAGTCCTTGGAAATCGTGGCTCACTTGCACCTCGATGTAAACGACGCATAACATAATGCACCATCTTCCTAGCAAACTTAGCATCTATATAACGGTTGGCGAAATTAAAATGTCCTGCAGGAGGCACTCTTTTAAACTTTTGAACACCCCTCAACAAAACATCCTCACCATCCGCATTTAAACCCAAATTTGCTGGTGCCTTCAACGGTTTATCAACCGAAGAATGAACCAAAGATGGTCGTATCTTAGAACCTGGTTGGAAAACATTCTCATCCAACTGACCTATAACGTCAAAAGACTGCAACAACGGGGGAATTTTCTTGCAAGGACGTAAATTCTCTGGATACACTGGAACAAACTCCGATTTGGCATCAACTAACGCTAACTCAATACCCTCTTTACAGAAAGGCACTGCCCAACATCTTTTATCTGGCAAATCAACAGAACCCATACAATGGAAGCCTAACAACTTTCCTACAGACGTAAACAAAGGATTTCCACAGCTACCATCTGCTGTGGGAGCACTATAAGTCCAATATCTATACAAATATTCTGACGTACCCTGTGCTATTATTACACGTTTTTCCTCCGCATGAATCTTAGAATTGTGGAAAGTTGTCGAATCCTTACCAAACATAACCAATGATCCTATTGTATTTACATGACTAGCCCACTCAGTACGTGGCATAAACATGTGAGTTATATCTTTATGCTGTTTTAAAGAACGTTTACCAAACTTAATTAGTAAAGCATCTCGCGCAACTCCTGACATTACAAAATTAATCGCTTGCTCACATGTTTTAGTCGTTATTGGTACAAATTGGGAAAAGAAAGACGCCTCTTCTGGTGGTAAAACTCCAGCCAAAGTTGGTAACATGTACAATTTCATTGTAGAATCTGCCAAACCCAACTCGATAAACTCATTAGAGTCCGGCTGCTTCAAAGCAATCGTCTGGCCTTCCACAAATGAAGCTATTACATGGGCTGGAACTAAAAAGGTACGGCCCTTTATAAAAACTCCCGACAACTTAGGCATCCACTCCGAATTTTCATCATTCCAGACATAAAGATCATAATGATTCTGTCTGAAACTTCTAACAGCATCAGCTAGTGCCTGGTTAATACCAACAGTCAAACTCTCCGTTTTAGCCTCAATACCATCAACCATAACAGTATCCGCTTTTGCTGCTTTGGCCTCTATAATTACCTGCCTATAAGTCTGCTTCGTAACGTCGTACGCAACCTCAGATTGTGTCAAAGGTAACATTTCTTCCTCGCGTTTTCGAGCATCCTCCTCTTGACCCGTGAGCTTGCGGAAAATGCCCATTACAACTTTCTTCAAATTTGCAACATAACGAGTTAACAAAGAACATGTCCTATTTTTTAAAGTCCAAAGGCCTTCCTTACTATACTTGAAAAACTCCTTTACTGGATACAAGGCAGTTGTAAAATAACCTTGTTCAGCCAAATCCTTCTTCATTCGAGCATACTGTACACCTTCAACTTCAACCAAATCAAAATTTTCCTTATAAAACCATTCCTTCGCATCAGAAAACAACGAATGTACTGAACGAATAAAAGCTTTAACACACTTCAATGCACAAGCAGAGAGGCAAGCTCCAACAGTGAAAGCAGCACAAATGGTTAACAAATGTCCCAACCATGGCAAAAACAACGGCAACTGTATACTTTCCCTAAAACTTTTATACAAAGCCTCATCCTTAGTTATCATCGAATCTGCAAATTCTTGACGAAGAGGTGTCATATCAATTTTCTCCTTTGTAACGTAAAGTTTTAATGCCAATTGCTTTGACTCTTCACTCTCGCAATCTGATAAAACATTAATCAAACGCACCCACAATTGACCACTAGTCAAGCCGGAAAAATACGTCATATGATCTTTTACGACATCTAGCATAATTAAGTCCTGTTTTAAACGCCTATTTGAAATTGTAAAATAACTAGCCAAAGTAGTCGCAATTCCATAGGCTGACGCCGCAACCCATCCGGCAGCACTTTCACAACGGTACGTTACTCCATCAACAAAAAGAGTTTTAACACCATCCTTTTCTTCCTCCGGGACTAAGGGATTTTGCCGCATCTTCTCCTCAAACGCTTCCTGGGACAAACTAACCTGCAGCAAAGACTCATCTATTTCCTTTGTCATGTCCTTTAACAACTCCCTAGCAACCGCACTAACTCCATCCAAAAACTGCTTACCCTGGTTCTGATTTCTAATGAACCTTTCTGTAACTATTTTCCTAAACTCCGTCCAACCCAAAATGGGTCCATGACTCTGACCAGTTACTAAATTATGCTGTTGGAACTGATATATATCAAACCTAAATTGAGCTCCAACTTTATTAACGTCCAATCGACCCTCTGGTGTTGCAAATTCCTCCTTCACTGTTATCCACCAAGGGTCTACTCGTCTGGCAAATGCATCTATATGTTTTATGGAATTAGAACTAATTTGTTTCGTATTTGAAGTAGTCAAAACTACCTTTGCATTCAACCACATAACACCTTTATTGTCTATTTCCGCCATACGTGCAATTTTTGGATAAACATTACTATTACCCATTACATCCTGCCACTCTGGATTAATTTCCATTTTATCATTAGCTTGATCAAACTCATCAAAAATCCAGTACCTGGTGTTGTGTCTAAGACCATCGTGGTGTTTCAAGGTAGGATTAGCAGCATAAATTAATTCCACAAACTTATTATCTGTGTAAAGATTCTTCTTTTCCTCTTCAGACAAAAACTGGTCATGTTTCACAAAATTTAAAATTAACAAATTAACCAATCCACTTTTTCCAACTCCCGGGGGTCCATGCAATCCTATACAATAAGCTGGTATTTTCATTTTCGCCGCCACAGGCATCTTTTGAAGGCGGTTGAACCAATGTTTATACAAGGAAAATTTCTCAAAGAACAAAACAGCTAATTTATGTTGACGCACAGTTCTATCTGACTGCAAAGCAGCATAAGCCGTAGCTCCTATTTCATACTCCTGCTGAGCCTCTAAAATAAGATCTGCTGCATCAACTTGACTGCTTCTACTCATAAGTGCACTAGACCTATCCATCCACAATTTCAACTCCTCAGTAAACTCCTCACTTTTGAGAATTTCATACTTACCAGTTATAAAATTATAAATATAGGAACAAATGGATATAATCTTTTCTACTATCCATTGAAGACCTTGCAACCCACGAGCACACCAACTTATGTCTTTGCACATGGTAATAAACTCCTTTCCTGTCATTTTAAAAGTGAACAACTTTTGGAAAAACTTCACAAAAGCATCCAAAATTGAAACTTTTTCGTTTGCATCTTCAGTACTTTCGTCCTTTTCGGTTTGTTTTGCCCTAAACATCCAATTATAAACTGTTGTTAAAAGAGCCTTAAAAGGTTGCCACAACTTTGAAACTAGTGCTGTCATTAAATTATTTCCTACTCCTATTGCCAACAAATAGGTAGAAATTAACCCCAACAGGGCTTTTTTATTATTACGCAGATTATATGCTGTTGCCAATAATGTACCAAATGCCAACAAAGAAGGATCTACTTTATGTGTTACTTCCAACTCCTTTGGTGTGAACATATTTCTAATCCCACTTAACATCCCTTCTTCCTGGTAATCTTTGGGATATAAAGTGGAAAATACAGGTCCTGGATTCAATTCTACGTCACCACTACGTTGTAGACGATCCGACCAAGCATCTTGCTCATCAAGAGCAAACATAAATGCATAATAATCTGCTTGGAACTTTTTTATAGTACTAGCCGGTTTTTGTTTTCTTAAAAGTGCCGTAGCACTCCATGGATGAAAAACGCGCGCAACTAAATCGATATAAAACGAATATCCTTTGTCCTGCTCAACAGAATTTATAAGAATAAGTTCAGAACCCTTATACCTAATTGTACTTCGCTTAAAATTATTTTGTGTTGAACAGACCTTAAGATATGGGGCAAAAGTACTCTTTGCTTGCGATCCATAGAACTCACCTGTATATTCCAAAAATATCCCTGACAACCACTTATGCGAGGTAAACATTTCCGGAATCATCCAGAATAAATCTCTATTACCATACACTACATATCGATCTACTGCTCCATCTTCATACAACATCCATCGTTCATCCGAGTCTGCTGACATACCACATTCCTTATCCACTAAACATGTCATATAATTGTGTGTTCTTACTTGTTCAAGAACAGGGTCTCGTTGAGGTGCCATATTAAAAACCATTGGTAAATGTGTTCGCATATCATTAAAAGCCCACATAACAAACTTAAAAAAGGCTTTGCTAGTTAAAATCTCTCGAATAGTAACCTCTCCACAAAATACAAACTTCAATTTACCTCTACTTTGCATAACATTCAACTTCCTTTGCACACGTTCTAGTTGTTCATACCAAATCTTTGCTTGTGTCAGAATCATCTCATTCATATCCAAGCAAGGAAGATCTAAATGCCCATAAGTCTTTTTAAACTCCTCACACGCTTTTGGAGATCGACTATCAGTTGTCTCTAGAAATCCTTTAAACAGATACATTGCCTGTATTTTAACCAAACTACGTGGCTTACAGGGGAGCAATTGTGGGTGGAAAACCATATCCATAAATGCATCTCTAAACTGCGGTACCGTAACGTTCAACTGTGAGCATAAATACGAAATATATCCAAATCGATCTTTTACAAAATCAATAGTAGATATAATTTCATCTAAATACCAAACACTAGAAGTTGCCATAACACTTACAAATGTATATTGTGGAACCCACAAAGTATCACACTCATTATATGGCATATCCTTCTCCAGCAAATCCAAAAATAGAAACTCACGATGTTCTATCCTACAAAGATCTTCAAAACTTTCCATTGTGTAATTTATTATTTAACAAATAACTCTCAATATTTTACCTTTTAAATCAAAAATTGCCTGCCAGCAAATAAACTTGTAATCACTCTAGAAACTCTATAAAACAGTCATAAAAAGAAAACCGATCGACCATTCACGATTTCGAACGCTTGCAGTCTACAATGAGGTATCAAACTAAGTTTTGCTGCTTACACCAAAACCCTCATCTTCATCGACAAAACGCACAATTTACACAATCAATATCACAACACACAACAGATAATTCACAAAACCACCGTTCATCAGAATACATAAAAGCATAGTACTAATTTGTTCTCATCACTAGTTAACTAGAAACAGTACAGTTAGAATAGCTACAACGAGGATGGCAGTCCTCTAGCTCACTCTGAACTCAGCCTACAATTTCATCTAGCTTCGAAACAAACTACTACAATCTTCTACCACAACTATTAGGTGCTTAAGTCACTACAAAGTCCTACAGAACTAAATCTTCGCAACTCTGGCAAGATAATGCTTGAATCATGTATTGTTCAAAATCATATATAAAAAGATAATAATGTCAAATGGACACCAAACTAAAACTATATATGTATATAATTATCGTATATATTCACGTCTATATTGCTCGCATTAAAGCGACGCGGATAGATTCCGCGAAAGAAGGTGCATGGGTTAAGGCCCAT